CCCATATCAACTTCTTCAGTTGGCATTTCTTTAGTTGGTGCATCTTCATCTTCTGTGATTGGTTCTGCGGTATCAGTTTCTTCTGCCATCTTTAAGGTGCCAGATTCTACTGAATTCTTTTGTGTTGGACTTTCGTTTACTTTTAATAAGTCTCCTGATGCTTGAGGAATCTCTTCAACTGGAACCATTTCTAATTCCATTTCCTCTACATTTTCTCTTTCAGTAATAATACCATCTTTGGTCATTACTCTGATAATTACTTCATTACCTTCTGAATCTTTCAATTCAATTTGATGTTCACCATCTGGTGCAGGTGTTTTAGTTCCATCTTCTGAAACTACTTCTACCTTTTCACCTAAGTCAAAAGTTGGAGATTGTAAAATTGTTCCGTCAGCCGTTCTTGCGTCTGTTAAAGATATTGTGTCTTCTATGTTTAATAATGACATTATCTTACTTAATACAGTTTTTGAATTCATTTGTATGTGTTTTATACCTTTAATAACAAAGGTTGTTTAAAAAATAGTTATTTTTTGTTTATGCTATAAAGCTTGATGTTACTGATGTTTCCCAATAACTTGATGTGAATGTGTGATATGTATATCCATTTGATTGTGTTATACTACCTCCAGTTGCAATTGGTTGGCCTAAGTATCTTAATTTAACAACACCAGTTCCACCTGTTCCACCAGCTTGACTAGCATAAGTACCACCACCACCACCACCACCGCCTGTGCTTAGACTTCCTGGAAATCCTGTACCACTTTCGGGATTAAGGTTTGCACCATTACCACCACCTCCTAAACCACCTTCACCTCCATAAGTGTATATGTAAGATTTACCTCCACCTCCACCTGCATAATAATTTCCATCTAACCATATAGCACCATCTCCACCATCTCCACCAAAGAATGTACCAGCTGGACTATAATAATAACTATTACTTCCAGTTTGTGATGCACCACCTCCACCACCTGGTATCTCTGGGTCAGAGTCTAATCCAGGTCCTGATTTACCACCATTATTTCCTTGATTACCAATTCCACCACTTATGTATCCACCTCCACCTGAAGCTCCACTGAATCCTGAACCTGTTAAATTATTTGCACCATTACCACCACCATATGCAATTATATCTGCAAAAGAAGATAAGCTAGCTGAAACAGGACTATCAAATTGTGAATTACCTCCATTACCAATTAATATTGTATATGAAGCGTTTGGTGTTACATTAAATGAACCACTTAATAAACCACCGGCACCGCCTCCTCCACCTCCATTAAATCCACCACCACCTCCTCCACCTACTACTAAGTAGTCAATGGTGTATGTTCCTCCAGCGAATGCAAATCCATTAAATATTGACATTATCTTAAATTTTTAATTGATGCGGCATAAATAGACCCAGTATCAAATGTTATAAATGTCATAATATCAACAGAAGCTGAATTTAAAGATGCCGAGTATGGAAGACCTGATGCGAATTTAAAAGTAGAAGGATATGATACTGAACCACTACCAATAGATGGTTGTGAAATTAATAAATTAATAGTTTCTCCTGGTAATATATTAGTTGGTTCTATTCTAGTATTCTGACCTGATGTTAATCCTAAAGTAAAAAAATTACTTATTGATAAATTCATAGATGCTGTATTTGAAACAACACTCATTGATACTATATTACCATATGCACTACCTGTTATTACTAAACTACCTGTTATAGTTGTACTACCTGTGATAGTCAAAGAATTATTTAATATTTGATTACCTGTGAATGTATTACTTCCTGTTGTTGCGTAACTTGCAGTAAATGATGATAACTCATTTAATCTAGTTATTGTCGATGCACTGAATGATTCTAAATTAGCAGTTTCAATTAATAAACTTGCAGATGTTATTTCTAAATTATTTAATCTAACATTTGTTGATGCAGTATATGAATTAAAAGATGCAGTGGTTGTTAAAGTTGCAATTGTATTATTAGTGCTTTGTGTATAATCATTAAACGAAGAAGTAAATAATTTTTGATTAATGTTTGCCTGTAATACAGATGCTGATTGGTCTAATTCACCTTGAGTTGCATATCCACCACTTAATGATGATGATAAGTTTAATAACTCAACGATACTTGCAGTTGCAGATAGATTAAAACTATTCTGTGAAGCACTGAATGCGGTAAATGTTGCATTACTTGAACTAAAAGATGTTGCAACTGATGCACTAAATACTGATTGGGTCGCTGCAGTTGATGCAGTATAATCATTAAAAGAACTGGTATTCAATTTTGCATTATCAGAAGTAAATGTCAAAGTAGCAATTGTCCCTCCTACATTTTGTACTAATGATGCTGAAAAGAATGTTCCAGGTCCAACTAAATTAAATCTTGTTGAATTTCCTAATACTACTCCATTAGATTGTATTTGATTTATAGAAGCAGTGTATGCATTAAAAGAAGAACTGAATGTGTCCAATCTATTAATACTTGCATTTGCACTTTGAGTAAACTGATTAACACCTGTATTGATTGTTAACTGACTTGCAGTAAAACTATTCAATGCATTAAAAGAAGGTTGTTGAGATGCAGTAAAAGTATTTAAATTGCTAATGGATACATTCCAACTTCCACTATTTGTATTGTATTCAGTTTGATTGACATTTGAGTCTATCATATTAGTATTAAAATTCCTTAATGCAGTAGGTGTAATTGCACCGGCATTATTATTTGGGAATGATTGACTATTGTCTACTACTAAAGCTTGTTTTGATATTGCTGACATTTGTATATTTTAATTTTAATCTATTTGGTATCCATCATCATAACCTGAACTAAACGAACCATTTTCTACAAAAGGAGATTCAATTTGTCCTATTCCTTGTTGTATCAATGCACCATCACAGCAACTAACAGAGTATGTATTCTTTTCAATACACAAACATCCTCTTCTACTATTCTTTGGTGAACTTAAACCTCTCGTTGGCCCTATGTAAATACCTGATTGATTCTGTCTATTAACAGAGTATCTTAAATTACCATTGCCTGAATTTGACCATTGTCTAGCCATAATGTGTTTTTAGTAATAACAACGATAAATGAAAATGTTATTATCTCATTTTCTTCATTGCTTCGTTATGCATTAAAGTTTCTAAATGATTTTTATCTGCTTTAAATGCAAGATACAATAAACACTTTTCTAATGGTTCGTTTGTAACTATATCTATTTTTGTAATATCTCCGCCGGCGAGTTCAATGAGTGTGGAATAAGCTGACCACTTCTTTGCAAAATTGACTTGATGTTGTGAGGCAACTCCATCTCCATCGTAGAGTTCAGGATACCTTTCAGTAAGTCCATTAATAAATTGACAAAAAAAAACAAACATCCAAAGTGAACATCCATTCCTACTTCTAAAAACTTATCTGCATCTATTTGGCCTTTATAAGATTCAATAGAATACATCTCACCTTTCTTTCTAACAATTGGTCTGTATAGTATTGACATTATCTTTGCCCAATTATCGTCTATTGTTAATTCTTTAAATGCTGTAATGTCGGCATATGCACCATAAGTCATTTGCGATAAGTTAGGTTCAAATCCATACTCAACACCATCTATACGGATTATCTTTTGTAATGGTAAATCTGTATTAGCTAAAAATAATTCTAATTGAGATTTAATAATTGCGTAATCATCTACTGCTATACCTTTCAAATATGTAGGTTCTAATCCACATAAGTAAGATAACATTACTGCATTCATTGCAGCCTCATCACCTTCGTAGTTCTTTAATTCTTTTTGAAACTCTAACCATTTCTTTAAACTTATATCACCATAACTTGTAGGAATACTAAGCGTTACCTCTTTGACCATATATCATTTGTTTTATTGCGTTATTCATTTGTCTTACCTTACTTTCTTCATTACTTAACTTTGCTTGCATCATTATCATTTTTGCTTGTAAATCCTCATTTTCTGCTTGCAAATGTCTAGCATACTCTATCAACTCTTTAATTTCGTTAGAGTTCCAGAGGTTTTCATTAGTATTTGTATTTTCCAATTGAGATTGCATATGTACCTTTGTTTACTGCTTTTTGTGATAGAGACATCATACAACCATACCTTGCAGCATCTATTGCATGGTCTAATCCACCTTCAGGTCTGTCAGTAGTATAACCATGCTTATCTGTTTCATATTGGTAAGCATACATCTCGTTAATTAAATTCTGTGAGGTTTTAAGTATCTTTATCTTATAGTTCTTCATTACTGATATACCAAAGTTAATACTATCTTTACCTTTCACTACTGGCTTTGTATTAAACCCACTACGATATAATTCCTCTATTAGTCTTGGTTCACTGCTATCACACCATATAGTTTGTGATTTATCTATTTCTAATTTAGTAAACCTATCTATTATATCTTTTGTAACTAAACCTGTTTCGTATATGAGTTCCTCCAAATAGAGTGTATCACTATTTTTATATATAGCAACCAAACTAGCGGGGTCATTACTATAACCACTATCATACCCAAAGCAAACAAAATCGCCGTCAATAGTATCGCAAATATCAAATTGAAATATTGCTTTATCATTAGGAGCGAATTCACCTTTACCATATATTTTCCAGTATTTCTCATTAGTGTGTTGTAATTCCTCAATTGCTTTAACCATTTCTTTTGGCAAGTAGATGTTGTCTTTGTATGTTGTTACATATCTTTCACAATCTTGCATCTGTCTAATCCAATGGTAAGGACTAATGGTCGGGTTATAAGCAAGTATGATGTTGCCTGAAGTTCTAATAGATAACTGAAAATAACTTTCCTCATCAATCTCACTTGCCTCATCAACAAATAGTATAGTAGATTTAATACCACGTAACTTATCAGCATCATCAGTAGAGAGGAATTGAATAGTAGAATCGTACAAGTTATAGATGCGGTCAGTAATATTATAGTTCTCATCTTGCCATATGTTTAGTCCCTGTAAGATATCCTTAAAATCCTTTATTACAGTTCGTTTAAGGGAGGGTATTGTCTTTCTTACTATTGTTATTGTTTCTTTGTTTTCTATTGCCTTTACTATCAGGAATTGCAATATAGCATATGTCTTACCACTTCTTGTTCCTCCTATGTGTTGTGTAACTCTACTCTTGCTATCTAATAGGTTTTCAAATGTAATCGTTGTATTAATTTCCAGATTCATCTTTGCTACTGCTTCTGTTTATGTTTATACTAACTTGCTGAATACGATGGTCTATCTCTCCACTTATTTCCATACTGGATTTCTTTGGTACTATATACTCTAATAGTTTAAGATATAACTTTGCTGCTTCTGTTGGACTTTCTTTTCTTATCTTGTCAAAGTCTTCCATTATATTATCTAATCCTCTATTTGCTAATCTTGCAATAGTTAGTTTAGCTTGTTCTGTACTTCTATTGAGTGAACCAACCTTTCTACCACCTAATTTATTTCCTACTTCAAACTTTGCCATAATTGTTTTTTGCCCGTTATTTATTCGGTTTGTCTATTATTATAACAAACTGATTTATAATTTGTAGTTGATTACGCGATTCTTTCATATCCGTACCCTTTTACTAAATTGCCTTCACTATCTAAAATAAAAAGTGCTCCGCCTGTTTCGTTTCCCTTATGTAC